TTTGGAACAACTCCATCATCCCCAGGATTTACACCAATTCGTCACACTGGAACAACTTTAGGTCTGTCAAAAGATGCAGTTGAGTCAGAAGAATTGCGTGAAGATCGACAGGTTGCCCATTTTAGACATGGAAACAAGTCTGTAACGGGTGATATTAACTTTGAACTGTCTTATGGCGGTTTAGATGCACTTTTAGAAGCTACTTTGTGCGGTACTTGGGCTACAAACGTCCTAAAAGCTGGCACAACACGTAGAAGCTACACTGTTGAGCGTCACCATCAAGATATTGGTAAGTATTTGCGTTCTACAGGGTGTCAATTTAACACAATGTCGCTATCTGTTGCGCCAAATTCAATGGTAACTGGCTCATTTGGCATTATTGGCTCTGGTTTTACAACATCAGGCTCTGCATTAGGTAGTGCTACTTACAGTGCTGAATCTACAACCGCACCTTTTGACTCTTTTTCAGGTTCAATTACTGAAGGTGGTTCAGCAATCGCAATTATTACTGCACTTGAGTTAAACATTGATAACGGTATGGAAGCACTTTATGTTGTTGGCTCTGCTGACACGCTTTTACCGTCTATTGGTAAATCAAGCGTTACAGGTTCTGTTACTGCTTATTTTGAAAATACAACCTTGTTAGACAAGTTTGTTGCTGAAACTACATCTGCAATACAGTTTACGTTGACTGATGCGGCTGGCAATGACTACATCGTGCTGTTACCTAAAGTAAAGTATAACTCTGGCAACCCTGAAGTTAGCGGCCCTGGAGCAATTACAGTAACTTTAGATTTTGTTGCTCTCTATAACTCTAGCGATGCATCACAAATCAAAATTACTCGCGTACCAGCGTAATTTCATAGATCGAGGATTAAAATGGACATTAACCAATTATTTACCGCAGAAGCACACGAAGAAGGGGCTGAAATACGCATTAAAAGCCCTTTAGACGGTGCTGAAACTGATTTTTACATAACCCTACAGGGCATAGACTCAAAAACGTACAGAAAGGCTGTACGGAAGTATCACAGAGCCTTGCTTAACGAAGAAGAGGGTGGGGAAATTGATCTTTTAGTATCTATTACAAAAGATTGGCGTGGTTTAAGTGATGGTAAGAATGATGTGCCTTTTAGTGCGGAAAAAGCAAAAGAGTTATACACAAATGCGCCAAGTGTCACAGCGCAAATGGATTCTTTTGTTGCTGACCGCAAAAATTTTATCAAGGGCTGATTGAGGAGCTTGGTCAATATGCTAAGTGGCAATTTTGGTCACGAGGCTTTGACAAAGGCTCTAAAGTCAGTCGTATTGATAATCTTAATCAAGTTGCCAAGTCTATTGGTAAAAAACCCAAAGAATTAGAAGATGCGCCCAAGTTAGACCCAAAATTAAGCTATTTATGGGCTATTTTTGTTGATCTTAAAAATTCTGCGCCAGATTGTATTACCTACCCCCAAATTAACGCCTATATGCAGATTTATGGCGATCTTAGTGTGTTTGAGATCGACGCTATCTGTCATTTAGACGCTTTACACTCTCAAGAGATTAATAGTTATGGTTGATGTTTCTAAGTTAGTTATCAGCGTTGATAGTGAAGGAGCAAAAGTTGGCGGGTTAAATTTAGAAAAACTTGCTAAAGCTGGAGAAAAAGCAGAAAAATCTACCGATTCATTAGACGTATCTGTTGTTAAATTAACAAAGCATTTTGAAATGCAAGCCAGAAATGCAGGAAAGTCTTCTGGTGAAATAAAAATACTTGAGTTGAAAGCAAAAGGCGCAACGGACGCTCAGTTAAAAGCAGCACAAGCAGCACTGAAAAACGCTGAAGCCATGAAAATGCAAGCTGATCAAGCAAGATTTGCAGCAAAATCGGCAGGGGCAACTGGTGGCGCATTTAGGGCAATGCGAGGCTCTACTCAACAGCTTTCTTGGCAGTTACAAGACGTTGCAGTCCAAGCGCAAATGGGAACTAGTGCGTTTATGATTATGGGGCAGCAAGGGCCGCAAATTGCTTCTATTTTTGGCTCTGGTGGTGCTGTTTTAGGTGCTTTAATTGCGTTTGGCTCTATTTTAGCAGGTGCAGTGTATAACAGCCTAAATGACACTGGCGATGCAATGGAGGAACTAAAAGAAACTAATAAAAGTTTAATTGATAGTTTTGACGATCTCACTGAAGTGCAAAAAAAATACGCTAGGTCATTGGCGCAAACTAACATTGCAGAAAATAACGCTCAAATTAGAGAATTACAGCAAGAATTAAACCAGCTAAAAGACATTAGGTTGAATTTTAGTGAAATATTTTCTCTTGATCCGCTTACTTTTGAAGAAAGACATAAAGAGATTGAGAGAATTGAATCCAACATTGTTACGCTAGGAAAGAAAAACGAGAATTTAGTTCGTCAAACAGATGCTACGACTGATGCAACTGAAGATTTAATTAAAAAATTAAAGCAAGAAAAAGCTGAAATAGGTGCAAATAGCGTAGTTCTTGCTTATCAAGAAGCTGTAAGAGCAGGGGCAAACGATGAGCAATTACGAAGTATTGTTTTACTTGCAGCACAAAATTTAGCAGCAGAAGAGGCCCTTGAAAAAACAGAAGAAAACAATAAAGCTATTAAAAAAGCTAAAGAACAACAGCAAGAATATAACGCAAATTTACAGCATCAATTAAAACTTTTAACTGAAACTGGCCCAGCTTTAGATGCGTACAAAGCATCTGTAAAAGGTGGCACAGAAGAGCAGCAGAAAGCAAATGCTGAATTAGAAAGACAAATACGTACAACAAAAGAAAAGATTAAATCCGATGCTGATGCAGCAAAAGCTAAAGCCAAAGCTGAAGCTGATGCTGAAAAAGCTGAACAAAATGCACAAAAGAGAGCAGCAAAAGCGGCTCAACGCGGATTGGATAAAATTACTCTGCTTGCCTTACAGCATGAGGCAGCAAGAATTCAATTAGCTGATGATTTAGCAAAAGAATATATTACTCAGCAAGAACACGATGAGGCATTAAAAGGTCAAGCGAGAGAAACAGCTGATGCTTTGTCTGAAATAGATAAAAAAGCATTAGCAGATAAGCAAGCTATAGCTGATGCAAAAGCGCAGATTGAAGATCGAGGATTACAAAACGCGCAGAATGTTGCTAGTGGCCTTGAAGGAATTGCAGAAGAAGGAACAGCCGCACAAAAAGCATTGTTCGCAGTGTCTAAAGCAATTGCAATTGCAGAAATTATTGTTGCTACAGAGCGCGCTGCGGCATTAGCTGCCGTCTATTCTGCTGGAGCAGGGCCTATTGCTTGGCTTGCGTCCCGTGAGGGAATTAGAATAATGGGTTATGCCTCTGCTGGTATTGTTGCTGGTACAGCTATTGCTGGAGGTCGAGCATTAGGCGGTCAAGTCAGAGGCGGTGAATCCTATCTTGTCGGTGAGCGTGGCCCAGAACTTCTGACAATGGGTACGTCAGGCCGTATTGCTACCAATGAAAACCTTAAAAATGCTGTTGGCGGTAATTCTGGCTCTGCTGTTACTGTTAATCAAACTATTAACGTCACTACAGGCATACAAAGCACTGTCCGAGCCGAAATTGTAACGTTGATGCCTCAGATTGCTCAAGCGGCTAAAGGTGCAGTAGCTGATGCTCGATTGCGTGGTGGTAACTTCTCTAAAGCAATGTCTGGAGCATAATCAATGACAACCTTATCTTTCCCTTCTGTAGCTGTGCAGAATATGACTATGCGCTTAAAGCGAGTCGTTGCAGTTTCAGAATCACCCTTTACTTTAGATACTCAAGTGTTTGCTCATCAGGGCGCGCGATGGGAAGCTGAAGTATCCCTTCCTCCATTAAGCCATGAACAAGCAAGATCGGTAGAAGCCTTTATTGTTGGACTTAAAGGCCGCGAAAACACCTTTACCTTTGGCAACCCTCTACACACTAGCACAGCCAGTGCAACAACATCTGGTGCGACTGCTATAAGAGCAGAATCTTTAACAACGACATCAACCGCATCAGCGGTTAGTGCTGGGACTTACTTTCAGCATGGCAGTTATTTATACATGGTAACTGCTGACAAATCTGCTGGCGCTGGCACTTTATCATTTCAACCTCCATTAAGACTTGCTATTGCAAGCGGTCAGTCTCTTATTTTTAATTTGCCAAAAAGCCTTTGGCGAATGGCCTCAAATGATGTTGGTTGGTCAATCAATTCTACATCTTTGTATGGTTTTACTTTTGCCTGTGAGGAAGCATTATGAGTCGTGATTTAACAAGCGGAATGGTTAGTGTAACAACTGCTGATGTTGTTCGACCAGCTTACTTTGTCAAAATGCAGTTTGATTCAAATGATTCTCCTAGTTATTTAAATGTGTGGTCAGGTGTTGGTGATCTTGCTTATGGTGGCAATACCTACACTGGTGTTGGCGATCTTTTGTCAATTGGTGAGATTGCGGAAAGTTCAGACCTTTCTGCGGCTGGCATTAGCGTTTCAATAACTGGACTTAAATCTGAATTTTTAGTAATTGCTAAAGATCATCAGTACCAAGGCAGACCACTTACTGTGGCATTAGGTGCTTTTGATAGTTCAGGTTCGTTAATAGCTGATCCAACGGTCATGTTTTCAGGATTTATGGATATTATGACAATTACTGAGGGAGGGGATTCCTCAACTATTTCGGTATCTGTAGAGAATAAACTTATTGCCTTTGAGCGATCAAAAATTAGACGCTATACAGCAGAAGATCAAAAGATTGATCACCCTACAGACAAAGGCTTTGAGTTTGTAACTGCCATTGTAGAGAAAGAAATTATCTGGGGAAGAGCAACAGGCGCAGCAGGTGGTAGTGCAGGAGGTTCTGGCGTTAATGGTGGTGCAGGTAATAATGGTAGTTGGAATACAGCTTGATTATCGCTCACGAATGCCTAGCTAACGTAAAAGAAGATATTAAACCTCTGCTAGAAAAACACTGGAAATTAGTTGCTCTTAATCAAGGAACAATTAAATTAAATCCTGATTGGGAGAAGTACGCAGAGTTAGATGCAGCAGGGATACTAAGAATATTCACTGCCAGAGATCAAGGCGAGTTAGTTGGCTATTGTGTACTGGTTGTATCACAAAGCCTTCATTACAAAGATCATGTCTTTGCAAATAATGATGTTGTTTTCGTGTTGCCTGATTCTAGGGCAGGGGCAACGGGTTACAAATTAATCAAATATGCAGAAGATCATTGCCGTGAAAATGGCATCTCTCTTTTAAACATCAACACTAAAGTTCATATTCCATTTGATAGCTTAATGCTTGGCATGGGATTTAATTTAATAGAGCGCATTTACTCTAAATGCTTTAAGGGTTAAGTATGGCACTATCGTTAATTGCAGGAATTGTAGCGGGCGCATCAACGGCTATAGTGACAGGGGCGTTTAGCTGGTTAGCTTTTGGCATTGTTGCTGGTATGTCGATGATCACGCGCGCTTTAACGCCAAAGCTAGATTTAGGCGCACAAATGGGTGGCCGATCTGTAATGACCAGAGATGCAGCATCCTCTCGCAAAATTATTTATGGTCGTGCGCGTGTGGGCGGCAATGTTGTCTACCTTGAATCTACTGGCACTGATAACAAATACCTCTGGTTGGTTACTGCGATTGCAGGGCATGAGATAGATGCCTATGAAGAAGTCTGGTTTAACGATGAAAAGATTTGGGATGGTGGCTCATATGTTAGTGATTGGGGTTCCTATGTTGATATTGGTTTTTATAAAGGAGATCAAACGTCTGCGGATAATGCATCACAACGAGGCACGGCAAGTTTAGTTTCTAATTCAACAAAATGGACTGACAATCACAAGCTACTC